CCTTTATATGCAGCGTGGAACTTTTCCCGCACTTCCGCCGCCTCATCAAGATCCATCTGGATTCCGGTTGCCGCTGCATAGTTTCTGAGCCCTTTTGCACCACTTCCGTATAACAATCCGAAGTTTGCCGATTTTGCGATTTGCCGCTGCTCTTTCGTAACCTCATCCGGCTCAACCCCATAAATCTGCGTCGCCGTCATCGTATGAAGGTCCTGCCCCTCCTGAAACACCTCTGTCATTAAGGGATCCTGTGCTTCTGCGGCTGCCAGACGAAGCTCCATCTGCCCGTAGTCCGCTACAACCAGCTTCCAACCAGCTGGAGCTTGAACCGCAGCCCTAAACCGTGAATCCCTAGGTACTTGCTGGAGATTCGGGGATATACACGACATGCGGCCAGTATCAGCCCCCAGTTGCATGTAGCTGGCACGAATAAACCCGTCTGCCGAGTAATTCTTCAGCAAAGTTTCCGCCATCTGCCGGCGTTTCTCTACTTTTTTCCACCGCAAATAATCCGCTACAACTTTGTGATCACCCACGTATTCCTGAAGCGCGGAACGACTGGCACTAGGCTTCCCGTTCTTCATATCCATCGGCGGCTCACCCAACAAAGCAGTGAACTTTTTAAGAAGTTGCGCAGGACTATTAAGGTTAAAAACATGCGGGTCCGGCTTCTTACCTTTAGGCCCCGGCTTTGTCTGGTACAACAACTTCCCGTCTAACCCGCGATGGAGCTTGTGTTCTGGCGGAAGCGCCGCATCAAAGTCCTCAATGAATTTTTCACCGACCTCCACGTTTTCGATATCTAAATCTTCAATTAGCTGCTCCAGCATCTTCTTATCAAACGGCAACCCGGTACGCCACAGCTGCGCCATTGCCGGAAGCGCCTTGCACTCAAGCTCCCACGCTGGCATCAACGCGCCAGTCGCCATCCTTTTGGTAATCGGCTCCCATAGCTGGGTCAACACCACTACGTCCTTAGCCGCGTATTCGATCTGCTCCACGCGCAGATCACCGGACCAATCACTCTTCTGCTCTTCCTTGGAAATGTCTTGGCCGAGGTAGCGGTGAACGACGTGCTGGAGCCCGTGCTTCAGATTCGGCAGCCCGTTCGTCAGGATCCGACTAGCCAGCATCGAGCAGTAGACCTTGCCCTCTGGATAGATCTCGTGCTCTTGCAACCAGCCGAGATCGAACACAGCGTTGTGCGCCAACCACTGCCGTGGAACGCTGCAAAACTCTTCGAGCGTGATCCAGTCCTCATCGCTAAAGCTCCAGCAATCCAGCACTACTGGAGGCTTACCGAATGTCGCCAACTGCAAAAGACGAAGACCACCGAACTTCGGCTGAAGCCCAGTGGTCTCAACGTCAAACGCGACGAATGAAGCGTCATCGAGCGTGGAAAGGTGCTCGATGCCTTGGAGGATTTTCATGCCTGGTAGGGCGTGTACCCTACTACTCTAGCAGGTCGTCAACCTCTCTGGCGGAGCAAAGCACAGCCGCCGCGAGTGTCCCACCCTCGGGAAACCCAAGCAAACACCGTGCCTTCCAATGTATGCAGTTTTTGCATGGCCCCCCATCCGGCTGAGGCTTGTAACCCTGGCGCAACCGCTCCAAGCGCAGCTCCTCCCTTCCAGCCGGACTGGAGCGATAACACTTCATACACATCACTGGGTTTGTCGTCTGCGCACCACAGCCCTGGCACGCCCTGCTGTTGATCGTGATGGCCATTACTCATCAGCTTGATAGAAGGAACATTCGATGGCAAAAGTCCCGCCAGCTTCTGGAACATCCAAGCTGCACCGCTTCTGCCACCAGTGCGCACAATCTCGACACGTAATTTTTGTACTGCGAATAGTCGGCACAGACCCTAAAGCTTTAACTTGTGCAGCCCGCCGTGGAAGTTCCGGCCACAAATCCTTGTACGCCCGCCCTGTCCTTATCTGACTAACGGACTGGGGCACAACACCTAATAGCCGCGCCAACTTCACGTTGTCACGCTTATCCGTAAGAATCAGCTTGACCTCTTCGGGCGTCAACTGTCTTGTCTCCAGGGGCTTGTTGTCCGACTTGTGCGTTGGAACAACTTCCCGCTTGAGTTTTTTGTCGTAGTAGACATTCCATCTGTACCCGCAACACTTACAGCGGAAGCGATACGAACGGATCGTCGACCCGTTTCTCCAGTTGTACGTGTTGATGATTCTGCGAAAACTGTGAGTGCAATAGTTAGCCATTCCAGTGCCGAATAACTCCTGCGCAAATGAAAATGTTTGTAGTCATGTAAGCCAGCAAGATGCAAAAACGCACCAGTGCAACCTGATCAGCGATCCGATTGTGCTGGTGCGCCTTCTCACCCAACGCCTTGGCGACAATCCGCCACCAGTGCCGCATCAATCCAACCGAAGCACATTGGCCAACGCACAACGCTCTTCAAATGAAAGCCGCTGGAGCGCGTCGCTTGTGGCCTTCAAAAAAGCAACAGCAACGTACCCAGGAAAGAAAAGCGCCAGCAAGCCTATAGCAGCGTAAGCCAGACGAATCTGCCACGACATGTTGGCGCCTAGCAAAGCCATCATCTGATTGTCAGTCATTCTTGTAAGGCTCAGTAGCGAGAGTGTTAATCAAGCGGTTCAAGTACCAGCGACATTTCATCGCATCTTCCAGCGGATCTTTTTTCAGCCACATCCGACTGAGGTACTTAAGACACTGCCACTGGAGCGAACCAGTGCGAGCATCAGGCGCATGTTGCACCCAATCCTCCAACACCTCAATTACCTCAGTCTTCCCCGCCGTGTAATGCGAGGGATGGTCAACTGAATTACTCATCCTTTGGAAGCCTGAACAGCAGTGTCGCCGTGATAGCGACCAGTAACCGAGTAACTTTTGCCGGGCAGCATCGACATCTTGTGGAACACAATCTGCGCGATACGCATCCCCGGCCACAACGGAACAGCGTGCATGGACCTAGCGTTTTGCAGTTCCAGCGTTAACCGCCCTTTGTACCCAGGGTCGATGTACCCGGCAAGAAGATGCTCAATTCCTTCCCTGGCACGACTCGACTTAAGCGCCAGCTGCCCAGCGACACAATCCGGGAAATCAAACTCCTCCATGGTCTCGGCCAGCACAAATTCGTGGGGCTGGAGCATGAACGGCTTTTCCTTCGTGTGCCCAGCAATGGAGTAGGGCACCAGGCTGGTGGTGGTCGGTAGCTCCACCAGCAGATTCTCACCAAGTCTCACATCAAGACTGGCGGGATTAACCAACTCCTGGAGAAACGGCGAGACCAAGCCCCGCCGCGCCAGGTTGTGGATCTCATGATCACAGTGGATCATCAGTCAGCCACCACAACCGGAGTGGGCTGCTGAATCTGGACGTGTTTCCACGTCTTATTCCACTTGATGCAGTTGATCGTGGTGATGTGGACGCCAAACTCACGGGCAATCGCCGCAACAGACTTCCCACCCGCAGCCAACTGGCGCTTGATCTCAATCACCTTGCCTTCAGTCAACACCGCATGACCACGCTTGCCCTTGCGGCTAGACACACGAGTCTTACTTTGAGACTTGGCCTTTTGTACGGACGTTGCCCGAACGATTTTTTCGCCAGCGGGCAGGGGGATGGTCTGCTTGGGCTTGGTCAGATCCAGCTGAACGTGCTGGGACGTCTCCAGTGCAAACCGTGCTGCGTCAAGTGCTTTTGAGATTTGGTCGAACTGGGATTCGGAGAGAACGTACATGTTCATGAGTAGGAACGTGGGTAGTGTAGTAGAGAAGCCTCAGTTTTGAAGCTCTAGCTTGATGGCGGCTTGGAAATAGCCGGCCACCTTAAGGCGACGGTAGACAGAACCGCCTTCCTCGCTTTGCTTGTTCTCCACTGCGTCGTAGTCACGACGAGCTTCCTCTAGGGAAGCCATTGTCTCGATGTTGAGCATGTTCAGCTCGCTATCGGACAGCTCGGACAACTTATCGAGGTACACCGTCTTCCCGCCTAGCAGATAGGAGCGGTAGAAGGGCACCATTGAAGTTTCAGTCATTCGTGTTGGATCGAGTTCAGCCGAAGTAAGCGCGGCGGCGCTCTTCGACCCAGGCATCGTACTCAGCTGGATCAGCAAACCTATGCTTGAACACGTCCGGCACCTGCGTTGAGGGCTTGCGTGGGACGCTGCGAAGCTCTCGCAGATCGTTGTCGTTGTAGCCCCGCGATTGGCGGTAGTAGTCGGCGTACCAGTCAGTCATGCGAAATAGTTGGGATCTTGCTGGCGTATCCGGGTGAGATCCGTGAGTCTCAACTTGAGAATCTCGTGGATCGCCAGCTGTGCAAGTCGAGTGGAGCTGATTGTGTCACTCGTGGCGAAAACGTAAATTAGGTGGCGGTAAAGCTGGGTCAAGGTGCGAACCCGGACCCAGTGCGTATCCCCCGGTATGGGCTCTAGACCTACTTCCCAGTCGTCGTAGTCGTCTTGGTTACGTAGGTCACGAGCTTCAGACGTCCCAATCAGACGTGTCGAGTGGAGTCCAGTCGTCGACGCGATCTGTGAGCATGGCCCGGAGTTCGGCATCTGTCGCTGGAATCAAGTCTTCATCTGAAAAGTAGAGGGTGCCTCGGCACAAGGCAGGCCCCCACTCCGCTGGCTCAAAGGCGGTCTGCGCATAACGCACCACCATGTCGTCAACAACGGCATCGACCACAAGATGGTCGCCTTCAAAGCGCAGCTCCTCAATGCTCTGTACCTGGCTCATTTGACCTCCTGTGCAGTTTCGCTGGGAAGCAGGGACTCCATCCACTGATCCCACGACATTTTCAAGAATTGCTCCAGCTCTAGGAGCTGGGCCACCTGCTTCTCCTCGTAGTTGGTGTTGAGACCGAGGCCCTTGTAACGGGTGATCTGCAACTGGAGCGAGTGCCTGGCCCAGCCGACGGCGTAGTACCAGGGGCTGAGGTCTGTGTTGGAGACTTTGGCTTGGAATGGTTCGTACATTGTTAATCAGTAATGAAGGGCTCGCCGGGGCGGGCTTGCCCTTAGTGTTGCACACAAGCCGCCCAAGCGCAAGGGCGGCCTGTTGCTTTTCTTCACAACCGCGAAAGCGGCTGGGACTGGCTACGCTTTTGGCCCTAGACCTTTTTTGAGGGATCTAGGCGGTCCAGTAGCAGCCGGCTGCGGGAAAAAAGGTGGACACCGCGTGAGGACCCACCACCGGCTACCTATTTGCCGTAACGCGCCAGTACAGCACGTAGCCCCGCTGCCTGCGCATACGGCCCTTGGCGGATCGGGTGGGCGTAGTACGCCTCCCGATAGACCTTGCACAGCTCAAAGTCGCTGGGGCCTTCCTGCTCCTCGGACTCAAGCTGCTCCACCGCACCATCAGGCGGCAGCACTGTCTCGCCAAAATCTGGAACGCAGTCAGTCATCGAGCTGCTCCAATGCGCGGCGGATGGTGACTACGTGCTCATGGCTAAGACCTTGATCATCAGCGCCATGCAATGCAGCAAGCGCTTGCTCCTTCAAGCTCGGCGGCTTGGGGCGGCGGGTATTGCGAAGGTTGTCTACGCCTTGGATCCCCCAGCGCTGCAGTTGGTCCAGACACGCCTCAAGCTCCTGATCAGCACCCCATTGGGCGGCTTGGCGGGATAGGGCGTACTTGGTGGAGTGATCTTGCATCCACTGCTCTATTAGGTGCGGCGGCGGAGTGATGGAGTGTTCAGTCATCGAGTTGCTCCAGTGCGCGGCGGATGGTGTCTGCACCAAGTTGAGTAGAGCTGTTATTGAGAATGTGAGCTAACGCCTCTAACGCCTGGTCCTTCAAGCTCGGCGGCTTGGGGCGACGGGCGGCACGGAGTTGCCGAGATTCACCAGACCAACCTTCTCGATCCAGCCACTCACAGCACGCATACAGCTCCTGGTCTGCGCCCCAGCGGGAGGCGTAAGTAGCAAATTTCATCTTGATTTCAAACATTCCGGAAGCGGTTAGTGCCTCGTCGGACCACGCCTGTACCAGCTCAGGCGGTGGGGTGATTGGATGCTGTGCCATTACATAAAAGTTTTTATGTTAGGTACGAAAGCTAGTCGTACCAGTGGATTTGGGGTGAGGGGCGTACAAAGGTTTATGGGCGAGTTGCGTTTAATGCAGCCCCGACCGAGCTGCACCCCTCGGGTTGTGCCGGAATCGAACCGACTGTCTGAAGCGTTGTCCGCCTGTCCTTACCAATGGACTACCAACCCAGCCCGATGCCGAAGCAGAGCGGGAACCCTTCTATTGTTGCACACCTAAGGCTTCTGGCTCGTACTGCGTGAGCACGCAGACGTCAGCGCCTTGGCGAAGTGCGGTCCCAACGATGTAGTGGAACTGTTTCGGGGCGTCGTCCGACTCCTCGATCTGGTACTCCTCCACCTCGTAGGCCACGCCTTTGCGGTACCAGGAGACCCGGACCACGGCGAGCAGCTCGTAGGGAATGTCGCCGACGGTGTACCCAAGGGTGGGTTTCCTGGGGCGCTTCGGCTGGGGCGGTTCCGGCTTCACGGGATCTCTCCAAAACACCCACGCGGCAACCCGCATGAGCCCTAGGAAAAAGTTAGGCGGGGTGAACTGTCCCATCAGTCCCACATCCGTGCGGCTTCCTGCATCAGCTGCTCCAGCTCTTCAGGAGTGCGTTCTTCCCTTGGGGAGGGTTCAAAAACCTGTCCCGTTATGCCAGATCCATTGGTATGACTGGGAAGTAAATCGGGACACGGGGTAGGGCTGTCCTCTTTTGCTCCAGTCTCCCCACCAAAAGAGGACACGCTTAGGGGCTGTCCTTTTTTACTTCCCAGTCCCTGACTGGGTTTTCCTAATTCAGGACACTTATTCACACACATATCACGCGAGAGAACAGCCTGGTACAAATTGGAAGGTCTGGCACCTGTGGAGGTCTGGCCCACCACCTCAACCAAGCCCCTCGAAGCGAGCCTCTGGAGCGCCTTGCCGATAGCGGCCACACTTCCACCGCAAAGCGCGTCCGCAGCGAGGTCAGAGCGGCTCAGAGAGCGCGGATACGCAGCCCTAAGGCGCTGCAGCACCCTGTCCACGATGGAAGCCGGACTGGCGCTGTCGGTATCCAGCTCCACGTAGTCCGCCAGCGAGAACGTCAGGTCGCTTTCGAGCTTCATCAGCAGCTTGGAACCATCCCGCCCTGCCCTGGACTTTTCAACGGTGATGAGGCGAGCGTTGTAGCCGGTCTGCTCGACCTGCTTTTTGTCCGGCCTCCGCAGGCCCCACACCTCATCCACAGCGTCCCGAATGGCAGTGGAGCCCCTGAACCCGCCGGTCTTGTTGGCGTGGTGGATCAGCAGGATGGTGCAAGCCGGGAACATGCGCCCGTTGTTGTTGGCCAGCCAGTAGATCGGGCTCGCAAACTCTTTTTTGTTTTCGTCGAACGCCGACCCCCTGCTGCAACCCGTGATCGAGTCGATGATCACGAGCTTCGGCTGGTGCTTTTCGATCAATTTGACGAAGCGGTAGTACCAGTTGAGGTCCCATCCCATCACCACCGTCACCGGATCCGACGGCTGGAACTCCAGATCCCTTAGTTGCTGCTGAACCTGCACCTCTGACTGGTCGCCATTCAGGATCAGCACAGGCCCAGCTTCCACTGGAACAAGATCCCCCCGAACAGAGAACGGAATCCCCCGCGCCACATGCTTGGCAATGGTCCAAGCGGACATGGATTTGCCGTCACCACCAGCGCCGTGAATCATCACGGTCCCAGGGCAAGGCAGCAGATCGGGGATGAGGTACTCAAACTTCAGATCCTTGTTCAGCAAGCTGTCCATTGCCATCTCGTCATCTTGCTGCTCGAACTGCATCTGAGCGATCAGCAACCGCTCCAGCGCCCCCGCATCCCGATAACCAGCCTCCAGCGCCAGCACGTTCATCGCGTGCGCCGCTTCCGCCGGGTTTTGAATCTGCTGGATCTCCTTGGCCCGGCGGATTACCTCGGCGTAGGTGATGACGACTTGCCGAATCCGGGTGACGTTATCCGCCTCAACACTTTCAACAACCTTCCGCAGATCCTCCGAAAGCCACATACGGCCCGGAAGCTGCTGGTCTGCCATCCAAAAGAGGGTTCCGAGGCTGACCGGCCCCTTCCGAAAGGACTTCCAGACCTCCTCACAGGGGTTCCCATCCGCCCAATCCTGTGAAAATTCAGGGTCTTCCGCCGACCACGCCGACCAAAGCGTCAAACCAAGGTCAGTCGGCAGCTCCGAGTGGATCGCCATCCCCACTTTTACCCAGTGATCCCGGCTGCCATTGCCCTGTCCAGGGATAACTTTCAGCGCCGACTGGATGATCTCAGCCACCTCAGCTGGATCCCGATCCGAGAAATCGAGCGCCTTGCGGTTCTTGATGAAGCCGCCGTCTTGGATCTCCTTACCGGCGTGATCGCGCATCTCCGCCAGCAACCACTCAGGGGCGTCAGGAATCGCCTCCAGATCGCCTTCAAAGCCGTACTGCCCTGCTGGAGCCTTCCCATCACTGGAGCCCGGATAAGCCCCGTAGATGACGCCCTGACGGCCCCAGAGCACCTCATAACCAGCGCCGGTATCCGACAGGCCAAAACCCTTCACCGAGCCCCACAGAGCCTCAGGAACGCGGAACAGATACTTCGCCGCATTCGCCTTAGTCGACGTAACGACTGGAGCACCCTCCAGCGACTCGCCCCACTTCTTTTTGAGACGGCTGAGATTCCGATCCACATCGAGAATCACGAGTCCCATGCTGCGACCGCCGGTGAATACACCGACTGCTTGGAACACCTCCGGCTTCCGCTCGATCTGGAGCGCCACATCCGACGGCGCCATCACCTGATGGTGACTGCGCTCCAGCGGCGTCTTGCCCTTCGAGATTTTCCCGGACTGGATCGCCTGATCCTTGGAGTAGATCGGCGCATACGCCAGCCCAACAGGCAGCTGGTGCACAAAGGCCAGCAAGTCCTGCGTCTTACTTTGCGACATGTTAGAGTCTCACATGAGAATGGAATCCACGGCCCCGCAGCTCCCGCTGTAGGGCCGTTTTTTCATGGTAGCCAAGGGGTCAAGCAGGTGTTACTGTGTAAGGC